TAATGACCTACAAAACCACAGCAACGACGGACTTCAACCTTGATCTCAACACGATCATCGAAGAGGCTTTTGAGCGTTGTGGTGCGGAGTTGCGGACGGGTTACGACTTCCGTACCGCCAAGCGCAGTCTTGGTCTATTGCTCATGGACTGGGCGAACCGAGGTATTAACCTGTGGACGCTGGAGACCGGTACCCAAACTTTGACTTACAACCAAGGTACATATGACCTGCCGGTAGATACGGTGGATCTTCTGGATCACGTGATCCGCACTGGGTCTGGCACGAATCAGCAAGACATTAATATCTCACGTATCTCCTCTAGCACATACTTGTCCATCCCGAACAAGAACGCGACAGGGCGTCCGATTCAGATCTGGATTAATCGTCGTACGGGCGCGACGGGCGCGGACAACGTAATTGTCTACCCGCAGTACACGGTATGGCCGAAGCCGGATAACACGACGACTTGGACGTTGGTCTACACCAGACTTGTACGGATGTTTGACCCCGGTACCGGCGTGAACGGTCAGGACATCCCGTTTCGCTTTTTACCCTGCATGGTGGCGGGGCTGGCCTACTACTTGTCGCTAAAAATTCCGGGCGCTGACATGCGAATGCAAATGCTCAAAGCCGAGTATATGGAGGCTTGGGATTTGGCCGCTGGCGAGGACCGTGAGAAGGCGGCAGTGCGGTTTGTACCCCGTGAGAGCTTCTTGGGTGGCTACTAATGCCAAACAGGTTTGCAAGCGGCAAACACGCGATTGCGGAGTGCGACCGGTGTGGTTTCCGGTTCAAGCTTCGTCAGTTAAAGTCTTTGGTGATCAAGACCAAGAACGTAAATATTTTGGTTTGTCCAGAGTGTTGGGAACCCGATCAGCCGCAGTTGTCGCTGGGTCTGTACCCGGTTGATGATCCGCAGGCACTTAGGAACCCAAGACCAGATTTGAGCTACTTTGAGGTAGGCAATGACGGTGCCACCGGTAGCCGTGAGATACAATGGGGCTGGGCACCCGTAGGCGGGGCCAGAGCCGATGATGCAGGATTAACTCCAAATGACCTTGCCCCGGCAGGGTTGATTGGAACCGTAACGGTCGTGACGACCTAGGAGATCGAAATGAAGAATGGTGATGCAATGAAGGCGCTTCGTCGCCATGCTGCCAAGCCCGCGAGCGAGGCTCATGGTAAGAAGAATTTTCGTGCTGGTGGAAAGACCAACAGCGACATGAAGAAGTACGGTCGTGGCATGGCGAAGGTGATGAACCAGCGCAAGCCGATGCGTGGCTCTTCGGGTCCGAGGTAAGCCATGAACAACATGAACAAGATTAAGCCCAACACTGAATCGACGGGTCGCAACGGCTACCCTGAGAAGGATGTGAACAAGGGCGTCACCCACATGAAGATGAAGGGTGCGGGTGCTGCGACCAAGGGCACAAAGTTTGTCTCGCAGATCAACCTTGATAGCAACATGAAGTACCGGAGTGGCTGGTCGCCGTGAATTACAGTCAGCTTTCTACACTGATTCAGGATTACTGTGAGTCTACGGAGCAGTCCTTCGTAGCGAATATTCCTACGTTTGTGCAGGTAGCTGAAGAACGGATCTACAACTCGGTTCAGATCCCGGCAATTCGTAAAAACGTGACGGGTACGACGACGATTAACTTCCAGTACCTTGCACTACCGTCTGATTGGCTTTCGACGTTCTCATTGGCAGTGATTGACCCGACTACCGGGGATTACGAGTATTTGCTCAATAAGGATGTGAACTACATTCGGCAAGCCTACCCGCCTCCGAATAGCACGGGCAAACCTGCGTATTACGCGATTTGGGACGACACTAGCATGATTCTGGGTCCGACTCCTGATAATACGTACACGATGGAGTTGCATTACTATTATTACCCGGTGTCTATCGTTAATTACGGTACGTCATGGCTTGGGGATAATTTTGAGTCGGTGTTGCTCTACGGGGCGTTGCGCGAGGCGTATACCTACTTGAAGGGCGAAGCCGACATGATGCAAAACTACGAGGCGAAGTATCAGGAGGCACTGGGCCTTCTCAAACGTCTTGGCGATGGTTTGGATCGTCAGGATGCATACCGTTCTGGACAAGTTAGGGTTCCGGTCACATGAGCTTTGTAGGCGGTTCAGAAATTGGTCAGGTCTTTGTTCAGACTACGGACCACCGAGAACATACGGTTGAAGAGATTGCAGAGCGTGCGGCTAATCGCGTGCTCCGTGTAGATACCCAAGAAGGGTTAAAACAGGTACTTATTAAATACCTGCAAGAGGCGCAAGGTGCGGCCTTAAAAACTGCACAACGTAACTTAATTGAAAATGGTTTTAACGACGCAGCAGCGTATTTAGGAGATTAAAATGGCTATTACTCAGGCAATGGCAACGTCATTCAAGGTTGAGATCCTTGATGGCATCCATAACTTTGGTACCGGCGTCATTCGTGCGGCTACTACGGCGGATGTGTTTAAGTTGGCTCTGTACACTTCTTCGGCCACGTTGAGCGCGGCGACGACTGCGTATACGACTTCGGATGAAGTGTCCTCCTCTGGCACGAACTACACGGCTGGCGGACTGACGCTGACGATCTCGCAGGTTCCGACTTCAACGGGTACGACGGCTTTCATCGACTTTGATGATTTGACGTTCCCGAGCGCCACGATTACGGCGAACGGTGCGCTGATCTACAACGCGACTCAGAGCAACAAGGCTGTTGCGGTTCTGGCGTTCGGCGGTGACAAGACCTCGACGGCTGGTAACTTCACCATCCAGTTCCCGGCTGCCGCTGCTTCGACCGCGATCCTTCGCATCGCTTAAGTAGGCTACGTCTGTGACGGACGTAGTGGTAGCCCTAGATGGCTGGAGCCCTATTCTCGGATGGGGTGAAGGCGGTTGGGGCACAGCATCTGCAAACTTCACTGGTACTGGTGAGGTAGGCACGCTTTCGTTCGTCACAGATCAGGTCATCCTTGTAACGGGACTTGAAGCGTTTGGTCAGCTTGGTGATGAGTTTGTAGTCACCGACCAGATTATTCTTGTCACCGGAGTTGAAGCCCAAGCCATCCTTAGCGATGAAGTTGTTGTTGGCGATGCTGTTGTTATTGAAGATGGCGTAGTAGGCACGGGCGAGATTGGGGATGCTACGGTATTCCTTGAACTACTCGTCCCGGTCTCAGGCGTTTCGGCATCGGGTCAAGTTGGAACTGTCTCATTTGTCACTGATCAAGTTTTGTCGGTTACGGGAGTTCAGGGCACATTTGCCATCGGCGACTACCTTGTTATTGCTGGACATACTCAACTTGTTACAGGACTTGAGGCGACTGGTGAACTTGGTGACGAGGTTATCGTTGCCACCGCTGTTGTCATCGAAGACGGTGTACAGGGCTCTGGCGAAATAGGCACTGTTTCATTTGTCCTTGATTGTATTTTCTCGGTAACAGGGGTCGAAGGTACAAGTGAACTAGGAACGGCAACTCAGAACTCCATATACCTCGTAACAGGTTTGGCGGCGACCGGAGAACTTGGTACAGTAAACGTCGAAGTCGCATACCCGGTTACGGGGGTTTCTGCAACAGGTAATATCGGTTCTCAGACGCCCGCAGTAAATGTATGGGGCCTGATTAATACTAACCAGAACGCGAACTGGACCCAAATCGCGGCGTGAGGTACGTAAATGTCTAGCACATTCAGCACTAATCTGGCCCTTGAACTGATCGGTACAGGCGATCAGGCAGGATCGTGGGGTAATACCACGAACACTAACCTTGGAACCCTGATTGAACAGGCGATTTCGGGGTACGTCACGCAGGCCATGACGACGGGGAATACCACCTCCATCACAATTCCGGATGGTGCGTCAGGTGTTGCTCGTAATATGTATCTTGAATTGACAGGTACGGGCGGCACTAACACGGTGCTTGCAGTCCCTTCAAACAAGAAACTTTACTTCGTTTTCAACAATACGACTGGCGCAGTAACCGTAAAAGTTGGCGCGGGTACAGGAGTATCTGTTGCTACGGGAGAAAAACAACTTTTGGTGTCAAACGGTACAGATATTGTCAAAGCTACGAGTTACATCACAAGTGGTGGCTCAATTAGCTTTGATAGTTTGTCAGTTACGACACTGACCGCAACCAGCGCCAACATCACGACGCTGACCGCAACCAGCGCCAACATCACGACGTTCACGGCTACTTCGTCTAACATCACGACGCTGACCGCAACCAGCGCCAACATCACGACGTTCACGGCTACTTCGTCTAACATTACGACGCTAACAGGTACAAACTGGTCGGCTACGAGTTTGACGTTAACCAACGCGCTAAAGATTGCAGAAGGCGGCACCGGGCTTGATTCGACTCCAACTAACGGCCAGCTTCTGATTGGTAATGGTTCTGGGTACACCCTCGCTACTTTGACGGCTGGTACGGGACTTAGCGTAACGAACGCTACAGGCAGCATCACGATTGCAGCTTCGGGTGGTGGTCTTCCGACTGTTACCGTGACAGCTTCAACCGCAATTACGGCAGCAGTTAACTTCCATTATGTTTTGACGGCGGCAACCGCAGCGACCGTGACGCTTCCGGCATCGCCAACGATCAGTGATACTATTTACGTTACTGTAGGTAACGGTTTGGTTACAAATTCAATTGCTCGAAACGGTAAAAATATTCAAGGTATTGCTGAAGATTTGACACTTGATGCGGCGTACGCTTCTGTGCAACTACGCTTTACTAACGACGCAACTGAAGGATGGGTATTAGCATGAGCTTTTTTAGTCAATTCGGGGCCAAACCCGGTTCTGCTGGCAACGTAAGAGCTTTTAACAGTTCTACTACATGGGTGGTGGAAACACCCGGCTGGTATCAAATGCTGGTTGTTGGTGCTGGTGGTAGTGGTGGGGTCGGAACTTTCTTTAGTGCTCCTTCGAGTTCTGCCGCTTCTGGCGGAGGGGCTGGTGGTAGCGCACTTAAAACCGCATATTTAGCTAGTGGGGCTTCGGTCGTCATAACCCTTGGTTCTGGCGGTGCAGCTGTGAACGCATCAAGTAATAACGCTACAAACGGAAACAGCGGGAGTATCACTACAGTTGTTGGCGGCGGAATTAGTATTACTTGCAACGCTGGTCAGGGTGGTAGAGGGGTTACTTCAGGAAACACTGCTGCAGTCGTAGGCGGTAACGCAACCGGCGGAGATTTTAATTGGACCGGCGGCGGTGCTATCGCTGTTGGTGGAGGTACTACAGCCGGAGGTTCTGTAGGGTTTTGGGGAACAGGGTTTGCAGCTAATAGTATAATCGGCGCAGGAACTGGGTCCGCTACCAATGGGATTGGGTATGGAATAGGGTTGTTTGGTAACCCAAATTCTTCAGCTACTAATTTAGCTGGGCCTCCTATTATTTTAGGTATACCGCAAGACGGATATCCAGGAACCGCTAATATTATCTCCACAACCGGAGGGGGCGGGCAAGGTAGTAATAGCGGGAATACTAACGCTGGTACGGGTGGATTATTTGCCGGTGGCGGAGGGATTAGAGCAGGTTCATCAATAGGAGTTGCGACTGGCGGTACAGGAGGTCGAGGCGGTGGTGGTGGCGGTGTTAGTGGCGGTGATAACGATGCATCCCTCAACGGTACTTCTGGCGTTGGTGGTGGTGGTTTTGTAGCTGTAGCGTGGATAAGCTCATGAGCAACATTTATCAAGTAACTGAAACTGATGGGTTCGTTAGAGACATCATCGCTGATGAACCTTTTGTTCAACAATATTATCCGGGTCGTTGGGTGTTGATTGGGCCAGAACCGGCTCCGCCTCCTCCGCCTCCGGTTATTACTAAAGTTGCCATGATCTCGCGGTTCACGCCGCAAGAGTACGTTGGTGTCGTTGGTGCAACCAAGACGGACGTTGAGGTTCAGGCGTGGTATGACTTGTTCCAAGCGGCTTCGGTCGTTGACCTGTCTGATCAACGAACGGTCGCAGGAATTAATGCGTTGGTGCCAAAAAACCTTTTAACGCAAGCCCGTGCGGACGCGATCCTGACTGATTCGGTTCAGCCAAACGAACGTCCTTTGTGAGGTAGTTTGCCATGATGACAATGATCAGCACCTTCTTGTCTTTCCTCGCGGGTGGCCTGCCCAAAATCTTGTCGATCTTTCAAGACCGGCAGGACAAGAAGCATGAGCTTGCGTTGGTTGCCGCACAGAAAGAGCGTGAGTTGGCTTTGGCCGAGCGGGGCTTCATTGCTCAGGCACGGGTCGAAGAGATCAAGTTGGAGCAAATCCAAACGCAGACCGCTGCCGAAGAGCGTCAGGCGTTGTACGAGCATGACATGAAGATTGGTGAGGGTGCATCCCAGTGGATGATCAACCTCCGTGCCAGTGTGCGTCCGGTTGTGACGTACATCTTCGTGCTAGAGCTAGTCATCATCAATATCGCTGGTATGTGGTATGCGTGGAACCAAGGCGTACCGTTTGCGATTGCGCTGGAAAACGTGTTCTCTGAGGATGAGATGCTGATCCTCTCCAGCATCATTGCCTTCTGGTTCGGGACGCAGGCTTTTGGCAAGAAGTGAAAGTCAGTCCTGCCGCCATCCAAATGATCAAGCACCACGAAGGGGTGAGGACTAAGCCTTACCGCTGTCCGGCGCTTTTGTGGACGGTGGGCGTGGGCCATGTCATTGACCCGGCTCATATCGCGGTGAAGTATGAGGAGCGCAAGAATCTACCGATACCCCAAGGCTGGGATCGCGTCCTTACGATGGGAGAGGTGGATACTATTCTTGCTCAAGACCTTGGCCGGTTTGAGCGTGGTGTTCTTCGACTTTGCCCTGCTGTTTCTGGCCGTCAGGGAGTCTTCGATTCTCTGGTCAGTTTTGCCTTCAACGTGGGCCTCGGTAATCTGCAACGTAGTTCGCTGCGGATGAAGACAAACCGGGGTGAGTTTGAAGAAGCCGCAGATGAGTTCCTGAAATGGACCAAGGCAGGGGGTAGAACACTGCCGGGTCTTGTAAAGCGCCGTAATGATGAACGTGCGTTGTATCTGTCAGGAGTTGCCTAGATGCCCTTACAGAAACTGGAATTGCGCCCCGGCGTCAATCGTGAATCGACAAGTTACGCCAACGAGGGGGGCTTCTTCGCGGGCGACAAGATTCGGTTCCGCTCTGGGTACGCTGAGAAAATTGGTGGCTGGCAGAGTATTAATGTAGGCGGCAGCACATTTAAAGGCGCGTGCCGGATGCTCTGGAACTGGATCACGACCGTGGGCCAGAATCTTCTTGGCGTTGCGACCAACCAGAAAGTTTATGTAGAACTGGGCGGTACTTACCACGACATTACTCCGCTCGGTAACTCGCTTACCCTGTCTCAAAACCCTTTCTCTGTTACGTCAGGTAGCCGTCTTATTACGGTTACAGCATCAGCGCACGGCTCGACGATTGGTACGTATGTCGATTTTTCGGGCGCTACGATGGTGGACAGCCTGACGATAAGTGGTGGCTACGAAATACAGACTATTCCAACCGCCAATACTTTCACTATTTACGCTTCGGCCAACGCGACTTCTACGACGACAGGCGGCGGTTCGCTTGTTGTAGCCAAGTTTGATATCGATGCGGGCCTTGCTACATACACGCCGTATGTGGGCTGGGGCGGACCTCCTTGGGGGAATGGCGGTTGGGGTTCTGCCACGGGCGTCGGTATACCGATGCGGCTCTGGTCGATGTTTAATTACGGTGACGATCTCGTTTTTGCACAGCGCGAAGGCGAGATTTACTACTGGACACTTAATACTTCCACGTGGCCTCGTGCCGTAACGCTGGAAGAAAAAGCCAACACTGAAATTAAGACGATCACAACGGCTACGGCAGCATCTGGTGCAGTTTCGATTGTTGTAGCAGATGCAACTGGTATCAATACAGGCTCAGTTGTTTCTGGTAGCGGGATCATTTCTGGCTCATATGTAACAACTGCATGGACAGGTGGACAGACAATTACTATTTCTGCGGCTACTACGTCATCCCTTACTGCTACGGCGGTGTCGTTTAGCTATGCGGGTCAACATGTACCTAATGAAGTCAACGTCATTATTGATTCACCTGTTAACGACTTTGTGATTTCTTGTGGATCGTGCCCCTATGATCCGACTAATTTCAGCACGACGTTTAACCCGCTTCTGGTGCGCTGGTCAGATCAAGGTAACGTCTATGAGTGGGTGCCGGAAGTTACGAATCAATCGGGCGAACAAACTTTATCGCACGGTTCTTACATCGTGGCGACGGTTAATACTCGTCAGGAAATCCTGATCTGGACGGATACCGCGATCTTCTCCATGCAGTACGTGGGGCCACCGTTTGTGTGGTCGTTCAGTCTTCTGGATCAAGACGTATCAATTGCTTCGCAGAACTCTATGTTGACTGTGAACAACGTAGTCTACTGGATGGGCCGCGATAAGTTCTTCATGTATTCCGGTCGCGTCGAAACGCTGCCCTGCACGCTTCGTCAGTTTGTTTATAGCGATATTAATTACGATCAGCTTGATCAAGTTGTGGCGGGAGCCAATGAAGGCTTCAACGAAGTTTGGTGGTTCTACCCATCTGCCAACAGCACCATCAATGATCGGTACGTGATCTACAACTACCTTGAGCGCATCTGGTACTACGGCAATATCAATCGTTCGTTCTGGTCAGAGCACTCGCAGCGCAACTACCCGATTGCGGCATTTAGTCTTCAGAGTGGTTATCTTGCTTCGGCAATCAACTCGACCATTACTACTATTGCACTCACGGATGCGCTCTCCTATCCGTCATCTGGCACGATCCAGATTGACTCGGAAAAAATTACGTATGCGGCTAAAACCAACAATACGTTGACAGGCTGCGTCCGTGGAGTAGGCGGTACAACTGCGGCTTCGCATGATCAGTACGCTCTTGCTTCGTACTATGTCCCCAATCAAGCCATGCTGCACGAAGTGGGTAACGATGATGCGTCGGTTAGTCCGTCACTGCCGATTGAAGCTTATGTAGAAACTTCAGACTTTGACATTCAAGACGGTCAAAGCTTTGGCTACGTCTGGCGTATGTTGCCTGACCTTAACTTCACGGGATCTTCGGCCAGCAGTCCGACTGTAACTTTGACAGTTAAGCCCCGGCAGAACTCAGGCAGTAACTACACCACGGCAGATCAACCGACCGTTACGCGCACCTCTGTCATTCCGATTCAGCAGTATACGGGTCAGGTCTATACGCGAGTGCGTGGCCGTCAGATGGCGTTCCGTGTGGACTCGACCGCGCTGGGTGTGGCGTGGCAGATGGGCATGATGCGGATTGATGTCCGACCGGATGGGCGTCGGTAATGACTACTCCACGCGGCGTTGTCGCTCCAAATCTTCCAGTTGCCCCAGCTACATGGGACCAGCGATTTCAAGATCAGTTTGCTAACGTCCTGCGTCTTTACTTCAACCAAATATCAAACCGGATCAACGCACCGACTCCACACGCTTCGTATTTCGACACCACGACGCAACCAAATCCAGTTGCCGATGCAGTCAATCTTTTTACGTACAACTCGGTAGTTTCGGATTACGAAGTTACTCGCGGAACGCCGACCTCCAAGATTATTGTTGCCAACACCGGGGTTTATAACTTTCAGTTCTCGGCCCAGTTAGACAAGACTGGCGGTAGCGCCAGCGCCGTTTATATATGGCCTCGGGTCAATGGGGTAAA